CGCAGGCCAAGGAAAAGGTAGACGCCGACTTCTTCATTCCCTCCACCTACCGCGAACACGATGGCCGCTCCCACGACGCACAGCGTGAGCATGGCGCGTACCGCATGCTGGCCCTCGACATCGACCGTGGCAACCCAAGCCTGAACGACGTGCTGGCCGCCGTAGAGGCCGTTTGCGGGCCTGTGAGCCTGCTGGCCTACTCATCATCCGGCGCAACCCCGGAGAACCGCAAATGGCGCGTGTTGCTGCCTCTGGCGGGCGTCCTGACCGGGGCCGAGTATGAGGCCGCCCAGACAGCCCTGTTCGATCTGCTCCACGCCAATGGCATACACCCTGACGGCGCGCTGGCACGCTGCGGCCAGCCGATCTATCTGCCCAACGTACCGCTGGCAAAACGCAACCCCGACCTAACCCCGATCTTCTACCAGCACCGCGTGATCCGCGCTTCCACACTGCGCCTGGATGCCGCCAGCGCGATCCGGCAAGAGATCGACCGCCGCGCAGAGCAGCATCGTCTGGCCGCCGAGCAGGCCGAGCGGGCGCGGGCGGATCGTGAGCGCCAGCGTGCCGAGCGTCGGCAGAAGTTTCCCGATCAGGTCAGCCCAGTCGATGCCTTCAACGCTGACCACACCATCGAAGACCTGTTGATGCGCTATCAATATGAACGGCGCGGATCATCCCAGCATTACCGTTCTCGGTATCAAACGTCTCCCAGCTACGCCACGGAGAACTTCTTATCGCATTGGGTAAGCCTGTCTGGATCGGATGCAGCCGCTGGCGTCGGCAAGCCGAAGTCACTTGGCGAGAACGCCTACTGCTGGGGCGATGCCTTCGACCTTTACTGCCACTACGAGCATGACGGGGATTTTGACAAAGCCGTCCGCGCCTATGGCTTGGAGATCAGCCCTGCCAAAGCCGAGATCGAACTGCCAGAGAACGGCATGGATGATTTCGACTATGTAGAGCCGCCGCAGAGCGCGCAGGAGGCACCTGCCAGCGATGACTTCGACGACATAGACCTTGGCTCGTTTGATACCCCAGATGCACCCGAGGCGGCCCCGGATTGGCCCACGCTCTACGACATGTTCGATGAGGCCAGCATTGAGCCGCGGCGCTGGATATATGCCCACCACTATCTGCGATCCTTCGTGAGCGTGCTGGCATCCGCAGGTGGCATCGGGAAGACCAGTTTGCAGATCGTCGAGGCGCTGGCTATCGTCACGGGCCGCCCGCTGCTTGGCGAGGAGGTGAAGGAACGCACCAACGTCTGGCTGGTCAACCTCGAAGACCCTCTGTCTGAAATCCAACGCCGGGTTCTCGCTGCGATGCGGCATTACAAGATCACGCCTGATGAAGTGCGTGGACGCCTCTTCGTCAACGCTGGCCGAGACTTCAGCCTGAAGTTCGGCATCCAGACCCGCGACGGCGTGCTGCCAAACACCAAACTGGTCGAATACCTCTGCAAGCAGATACCCCAAAAGCAGATCGGCTGCGTCTTTATCGATCCCTTCGTCGGCGCGCACAGCATCAACGAGAACGATAACATGGCCGTGAACGCCATCGTGGCCGAGATCAGGCGCGTGGCTGACGAAACCAAATGCGCCATTGGGTTGGTCCACCACATCCGCAAAGGTAACGGGGAAGACGCCAGCATCGACAGCGTGCGTGGCGCAGGCAGCCTCATCGGGGCGGCCAGGGCTGCACGGGTGGTCAACCGCATGTCGCCAGATGACGCAGCCAGGCTCGGCATCGATGAGACAGAGGCGCGATCCATCTTCCGGGTAGATGACGGGAAGGCAAACCTGGCCCCGCCAGCCGCCGCCGCCGTTTATCGCAAAATGCACGGCGTCCAAATCGAAAATGGTGAATGGATCGGTGTGACAATCGATTTTAAGCTGCCAGATGCATTTGACGGAATTGGCGCAAAAGACGCAAAACGAATTCAGCAGATCGTTGCCGAAGCGCACTCAAATGGAGAGCCGTTAAAAGAAAGTTCGCAATCTCCTAATTGGGTTGGCGTGGCCGTCGCTAATATGCTCGACATTGATATTAGCGATAAGAAGGGGCGATCCAAAGTCGGTGCCATCGTGCGGACATGGCTGCGGACCAACGTGCTGACCACCGAGAAAGTGTTCGACAAAAAGAAGGGCCGCGAGATGCCTGTCATCGTCGTCGGGGAGTGGATCAATGGCGACGAAATTTGACATATTCAATCTTCCCCACCTCGCGTTTTCAGGTGGGGAAAAGGTGGGGAAAGGTGGGGAAAAACACCTTCCCCACCCCACCTCTCCCCCTTTAGGGGGAGGTGGTGGTGGGGTGATGTTGGGGTTGACTGCGTAGGTGGGGAAAAGGTGGGGAAACGAGAGGAGCAAAACGATGGCCAAGAGACCGACACACCAGAAGAAGTATGACACCCTGCTGCACGGCCAAACGACGGCCACACAGGTTCGCTGCGATATGGCGCTGGCCCCCTTCGATCACGCATGCCGTGAGATGGAGCGCAAATGGGGCGTGGATCGCTTGCCCGAATTAGTATCGGTTGAAAGCGCCGATAAATGGGCGAAGGCAATGGCTGGCCTTAATTCGGCAATTGCAACCCAAGACCCAGACAAAGTTAAATTCTGGGTCGAGGTTTGTTTGCGCGGATTAAAAGCAATGGATGAAGAGGCAATCCAATTGGGCCGCCCTATTTCCGATCCCGATATTTGGGAGCATGAATACGAAGGCACGGTTTATGGTATTATCGCTGACGGGCGTGAATGGCCTGCCGCCTACGCCAAGCGGCCTGGCATCGCCATCCACACCATGCGCGAGGTGGCCATCGCGCTGCATGAGCATCGCAACGGGCTGGTGAACGCGGCGAAGCTGGCATTCCCCGGAGCAGAGGTGAAAGCCGTGCGCCGCAAGCCTGAAGACCTAGAAGACGACCTGACGTTCATGGAGGACTTCTGATGAGCAACGTGATCTACATCACTGGCGAGACCAAGCCAGATGCCCTGTACACGGCGCTGGCCGAGGCACAGAAGGGCGACCGCATCGTTTACCATATCGGCCAGTTCTGTGGCGGACTGCATCGCCACGCCGCCGCCAGGGCCGAGACAGATAAGCTGGTCTTCCTGTTCTGCAAGCGTGCCTATGGCGGCACGTTTGAGTATTTGGCAGTCAAGCGATGAACCTGCTATCATGCCCGCCAACACAAGGAGGCTGGCATGATCTCGTTCACGATGAAGGCGGACACCGACAAGCTGCAACGCAAGCTGAACAATCTGGTCAACGCCCAGATGCCGTATGCCACGTCTCTGGCGATCAATGAGACGCTGAAGACGCTGGAGACCTACAACAAGGCTCTCATGGGCAAAGCCTTCGACCGCCCGACCAAGTTCACCATGAACGCCTTCTATGTGCAGTACAGCAACAAGCGGACCTTGATGGGCGCATTGCGGCGCAAACAGATGGTCGTCGGTCGGCATTATCTCGAAGTGCAGGATGCGGGCGGCCAGCGCCCCATGAAGGGTTTCGAGAAGAACTTCGTTATGAGGCTGGCCTATCGCGGTCTGATCCACGGCGTCATGCCGACCGAGAACTCGCCGCTCGACAGCCACGGCAACATGACGATGGCCTTCATCAACAAGGTGTCGTCTCAGCTTGGCGTGCAGCGAGACAGCGCGCAGAACAAGCCGTATCAGTCCAAGACCAAGACGGGCCGCAGGTCAACGGCCACACGATATTTCGTGCCGGACCCAGATCACCCTCTCGCGCAGCGTGGCGGACCCGGCGTCTACTCCACCAAGCAGGATGCCCTCGGCAGCAAGCGCACAGGCAGCCGTGTCACCAAGCTGCTGAACTTCGCGCAGGCCAAGCCCGTCTACAGGAAACGCACCGACTTCGACAACAACATGCGGAAGGCCGCAGCCAACCTGATGCCCAAGAAGATGAAGCAGGGCATCCGCCGTGCGCTGGCCACTGCCCGCCTGCGGTGAGCTTTTCCATCGGTGGGGGGTGAACTTTTCCATCGGAGGGGGTGAGCTTTTCCACTGGAGGGGTGAGCTTTTCCATCGGAGGGGTCTGCTGCGGCGCGGCGCGGGGTCTGCTGCGGCGCGGCATTTTTGACGCCGCGATGCAGCATCGGGCAAGCCCTTGATTTTGCTTGCCTTTTCCGGTTGTGCTGATTTTTTTTGACATATGCCCGACAATGGGCTTGCGCCGTTTTGCAGCGCCGTTATATTGTCCGGCATAGGGGAAAGCCCCTTGGGACTAGCTAACAAGGAAACAAACAAATGCCCGGCACTATCCGCGAATTCTTGGGAATGGCCATTGTGGCCGCCCTAACCTATCCAGCCGTTATTATCATTTGCGCCGCACTAGGCGCATAACCTAGCAAGCAAGGAAAAAAGCAAATGACAAAAACCGTCACCCTAACAATTGAGCAAGCCCTAGTCGCCTTGGAATGCGCCGCAAGGGATGTGACCGCATCCGAATTTTCGCAACCCGAATACACGGATGTTCACGAAATGCGGTTCAATCTTCAGCGTGCCGAGTTAATCCAGCGTCTCAAGAACGCTATAAATGCAGCGCAAGAGTAACCTAGCAAGCAAGGAAACAAGCAAATGGACATTAACTATCGTAACTTGGAAGCCCGCGCCAAAGATGCGGCGCTTGAGTATATGCCCGCCATGCCTAAGCAAGACACGCTTGAGGCATGGCAAGACTATGTTGACCAGCTTGAGGCGGTTGATTCATACGAATGCGCCCATGAATCGGCAGACTCTTGGGATTGGGTAATTTATAACGGAATGGCCATGGAGCTTTGTTCCGTACTTCCCTCAAGCGTAGTCGCGGAAGCTGAGGAAAAGGTTGCCGACTATCCAGACATTGGGGAAGTATTCCGGCAGGGCGGGCTTTCCGGTGTGGCTTCCTTGATTGCTTACTGGATTTGCCATGAAGCGGTGCAATGCGCGATTGAGACGGCGCGGGAAGAATTGCTTGAGCTTGCCGAAAGCCAGATTGAAAACTTGGAAGGGGTGGCCACATGACATTCCCGCCCATGGAATGCCGCAAATGCGGCGCTATAAATCCGCTAGTTTACTTCTCGCCCGTATATGTCGCGGGCATGAATGCCATAACGGGCAAGAGGGAAGCGGGGCAAGGTAAGGCAAGCTGCATCTGCATTCCTTGCGCCATTCGCGCGGGCTTTGCAGACAAGCAAGGAAACATTCGGGAAGGGGTAACGCTATGATTTTTAACATTGGAACGCCAGAACGGAACGGCCCGCTAATAGCAGACAAGGCGCGGGCATATGCAACCCAAGCCCGCGCCTATATGAGCGGGCCGCGTTATGCGGTTGTTTCGCTGCACTATGCCACTCTTGCCGATACAAGAGGCGCGGGCCGTGTTTGGTTGCACAAGACGCCAAGGGCCGCCTTGCGCCGCGCATTATCGGTATGCGGCGGGAAGCTGCGCCAAAGTGACGTTTTCGCGGTTGGCATAGTTACGCCATGTAACCGGGTATTGTCTTGCAAGGATATGCTGGAGGCATTGGCATGACTGAGAAAATGATAAACGCAACCGCATTGCTCATAATGCTTGTGCTTTTGCCTATCCTGTAAACCGCGCCATTATTGCCCGCCTTGACTAAGCCCGCCTTGTGCGGGCTTTTTAACGTTCTGTGCCTGCCCTGCGCCATGCCCTGTGCCTGCGCCTGTGCCTGCGCCTGTGCCTGCCCTGCGCCTGCCCTGTGCCTGCCCTGCGCCTGCCCTGCGCCTGCCCTGCGCCTGCGCCTGCGCCTGCGCCTGTGCCTGTGCCTGCCCTGCGCCTGCCCTGTGCCTGCGCCTGCCCTGTGCCTGCGCCTGCGCCTGCCCTGTGCCTGCGCCTGCGCCTGCGCCTGCCCTGTGCCTGCGCCTGTGCCGCCTCAAAGGTACTCCCGGCGACCCCCTGATGCGGGTAGTTCGCGCCGCAAATCTTTCCTAGCGCCAGCGCACACTAAAGAGTTGTAACGACCAGACCTGTGCGAAAACGCATATATGTTGCGATCCGTGCATTTTGGCGCAATATAGGGCCGAGCGCAGTGAGAGAGGAACAATGGCTACATTGCAGCAAGTTGCTGCCCACTTGGGGGTCTCGACGAAGACCGTCCAAGACCTGTTGGCTAATGGCGTGATCGAAAAACAGGGTAAGGGCGAGTACGATCTTGACGTGTGTCTAAGGGGTTACATCTCACGGCTTCGGGAGATGGCAGCATCCCGCGTTGGCAATGGCGATCTGAACCTAACAGATGAGCGCGCCCGGCTTGCCAAGGAGCAGGCCGACGCGAAGGAGATGGAAAACGCGATCACGCGGGGCGAATTGGTGTATATTGAGGACGTGGCGAAGCGGGTCGAGGTCGCATTGTCCAATGTGAAGACCAAGTTGCTGGCTGTGCCAACCAAGGTCGCGCCGGAAGCGGCGGCGGCTGATGACGCGAAGGAAGTGCAGGCTCTGATAGAGCGACATATCATTGAGGCTTTAAATGAACTCGCAGGAATCAACGAGGCAAGCGCAGGCTGACAAGCTGGAAGCCCGGCTCGTTGAGGCTGTGTCGGTGGCAATGAAGCCGCCGCCGAAGCTGACGGTGAGCGAGTGGGCCGACACTTTCAGGGTCTTGTCGAGCGAGAGTTCGGCAGAGCCTGGCAAGTGGTCAACATCGCGGGCCGAATATCAGCGCGGAATGATGGACGCAGTGTCTGATCCCGACATTGAGACTGTCGTTTTGATGACATGCGCGCAGGTCGGCAAGACCGAGCTTATCAACAACGTCGTCGGCTATCACATCCATCAAGACCCTGCCCCGATGCTTGTGGTCCAGCCGACACTGGAGATGGCGCAGACATGGTCAAAGGACCGTCTGGCCCCGTGCCTGCGCGATACACCTGTTTTGAGCAACAAGGTCAAAGACCCTCGGTCGAGGGACAGCGGAAACACGACCCTGCACAAGACATTCGCTGGCGGCCATGTAACTGCCTGCGGGGCGAACAGCCCAGCCAGCTTGGCATCTCGCCCGTGCCGGGTGATCCTATGCGACGAGGTTGACCGCTATCCGATCAGCGCAGGCACCGAGGGCGATCCCGTCTCGCTGGCCAAAAAGCGATCCAGCACGTTCTGGAACCGCAAGATCATCCTGGTCAGCACGCCGACCGACAAGGGCGCGAGCCGGATCGAAGCAGCCTACTCAGAGAGCGATCAGCGCAAGTTTTTCGTGCCTTGTGGGGATTGCGGAGAAACGCAGGTGCTAAAGTGGGGGCAGGTCCACTGGACGGACAAGAACCCGTACTCGGCGGTTTACACCTGTGAGCATTGCGGATCGGCTTGGGATGACGCGGCGAGATTTCGGGCCATCAGGAAGGGCAAGTGGCAGGCCACCGCCGAGCCGAAGGGCAAGGTCGCTGGCTTTCACATCAATGGCCTGTATAGCCCGTGGACCCCGCTTTATGAGGCCGTCTCGGACTTCATGAACAGCAAGCGTGATCCGATGCGCCTGAAGACGTGGATTAACACGTTCTTGGGTGAGACATGGGAGGAGCAGGGCGAGCAGATCGATGAGATGGACCTTATGGATCGGGCCGAGAACTGGGGAGACCAGTTGCCCGAAGAGGTGCTGCTCCTCACCGCTGGCGTTGACGTGCAAGATGACCGTTTGGAAATAGAGATCGTCGGCTGGGGCCGGGGTGAGGAAACTTGGTCCATTGCCTATGAGACGATGTACGGCGATCCGTCATCGGCTGAATTGTGGAACCGCCTTGACGTGACATTGGGGCGAAAGTTTGACCACCCGAACCTGGGCGAAATGGTGATCCGATCTGTTTGCGTGGACTCTGGCGGTCATTACACCCAGCAGGTCTACAACTATGCGCGCCTGCGGGCTGGCCGTCGCGTCTTCGCCATCAAAGGTGTCGGCGGCGAGGGCAAACCGATTGTGGGCAGGCCGACGAAGAACAACATCGGCAAGATCAATTTGTTCCCAGTCGGCACCGACACGGCCAAGGAGATTGTCTACGCCAGGTTGAAGATCAGGGAAGAGGGCGAGGGTTACTGCCACTTCCCAGCAGGCCGCAGCGAGGAGTATTTCCGCATGCTGACGGCTGAAAAGAAGGTGACGCGGTACTTTAAGGGTAGGCCAAGGACCGAGTGGGCGAAGATCAGGACGCGCAACGAAGCACTCGACTGTCGTGTCTATGCGACGGCTGCTTTGGCGATTCTGAACCTAAACCTTGAGGCTGTTTACACTCAGGCCCAAAATCGGGTATCATCTGGTGAGCAACCTACGGCCCCCCGCAAGCCGAAGGTGCCTATGCGGAGCGGTTTTGTCCACGGATACAGGTAATGGCCAATCTTTTTGACGCTGCCAATGCGCCAGAGGGCGAACCGCTTGAGATCGTCGTAGGCGATTTCGTTCAGTGGAAGCGTTCTGATCTCGTTCAGGACTATCCACTGGCGTCTTATAGCGCGCAGTATGTTGCTCGGATCACGGGCGGCGGCAATACGGAAGTCTTGATCTCGGCCACCGAGACAGGCGGTACATATCTGTTCACAGCAACGAGCGCGACGACATCCAACTTCGAGCCTGGTTATTACCACTGGCAGCTTGAGGTGATCCAGACATCAAGCGGGAACCGTGTGGTGGTGGATCGTGGTGAGTTCACCGCGCTCGCCGATCTGGACGTGAACGGTGCCGATCCTCGCAGCCACGCTCAGATCATGATCGACAAGATTGAGTCGATTCTGCAAGGCAAGGCTGACAGCGATGTCGGCAGCTACTCCATCGCTGGCCGCTCTCTGACGAAGATGAGCTTTGCTGAGTTGATGACGGCACGGGACCAATACAAGGCCGAGTTCCAGCAGGAGGTCGTCAAAGACCGAGCGCGGCGCGGTAAGCCCACAGGAAGCACTATCAAAGTGAGGTTCGGCTGATGGGCCTTTTCGACATCTTCAAGCGCCAGAAGAAGGCGACCGGGAAGCGTGATTATCTGGCCGCCTCAAAGGGTCGCCTGTACATGGACTTCAAGGGCAGCAACAAGTCTGCCGACGCCGAGATTCGTTGGGTGCTGCGTGATCTACGCAACCGCGCCCGCGATCTGGAGCGCAACAACGAATATGCCCGCCGCTATCTGCAACTCATCCAGACCAACGTGGTCGGTGAGAACGGGTTCCGCCTTCAGTTAAAGGGCCGCAATGTCGATGGCTCTATCGACATGGCTGGCAACAACATCATTGAGGCTGCTTGGGCAGAGTTCTCGCGCCTCGGCGGCCCGACCGTTGACGGCAAGATGTCGATGGCCGACTTGTCCAATGCCGTTGTTCGCGGTGTGAAGCGCGATGGCGAGGTCTTCCTGCACATCGTCCGCAGGAATTATCTGCGTCACGGGATCGGCGTTCAGATCATTGAGCCTGACCGGGTTGATGAGCAGATGAACGAGACCCTGCGCGACGGCAATCAGGTCCGCATGGGTGTCGAGTTGGATTCGGTCACACGCCGGGTCTCTGCTTATCACGTTCTGGCGAACAACCCCGGTGATTACGACTACACCACGACCACGACAGGTCTCTATCGCCAGCGCATCCCGGCAAATCAGATCATCCACATTTATGTGCAGGAGCGCGCAGATCAGACGCGTGGCATTCCTGAGCTTGTGACGGCCATGCCAGCGTTGAAAATGCTGCACGGCTATCGGGAGGCCGAGTTGACGGCTGCCCGCGTCGGCGCGTCCAAAATGGGTTTCTTCACCTCTCCAGCAGGTGATGGCTTCACGGCTGACGGTTTCGAAGACACTTTCACGCCGATGTATGATGCCGAGCCTGGCACGTTCCACCAGCTTCCGGCTGGCGTTGACTTCAAGGCGTTTGACCCGAACCACCCGACATCGGCCTTTGCCGAGTTCGAGAAGGCAATCCTGCGCGGCATCGCTGGCGGTCTAGGCGTGAGCTATACGGCTTTGGCCAATGACCTAGAAGGCACATCCTATTCGTCGATCCGGCAGGGTGCCTTGGAAGAGCGAGACTTCTACAAGACCCAGCAGCGGTTCTTCATCGAACACTTTATCGATCCGTTGTTCCGCATCTGGATGGCCCATGTGATGGACTTCGCGCTGATCCCGATCAACGGGCCGGGCAAGTTCGACAAATTCTCGGCTGGCATCTCTTGGCGTGCGCGTGGCTTCCAGTGGGTTGACCCGCTGAAGGAGATCAATGCGGCTGTCGTGGGCTTGCAGAACGGTATCATCAGCCACACCGACATTGCTGCCACCTATGGCCGCGATGCTGAGGAGACCTTCGCGCAGATTGAGCGCGACAAAGAAATGGCCAAGCAGTTCGGCCTGGCGATGGCTTATGAGCCATTCGGGTCGAAGCTGCCTGTCGAAGCCCAGGTGGAGGAATAATCATGTCCTATGAGCCGACCGGGGAGATGAAAAAAGAAGCCCAGCGCGGCCTTGATTGGCGGCGTGAGTTCGGGCGCGGTGGCACCGAGGTCGGCATTGCCCGCGCCCGTGACATCGTGAACGGCAAAGAGCTTTCCGACAGCACCGTCAAGCGCATGAAGAGCTTCTTCGCCCGCCATGAGGTGGACAAGGAGGCCGAGGGTTTCCGTCCTGGTGAAGATGGTTATCCGTCGAATGGCCGGATCGCTTGGGCGCTCTGGGGCGGAGATGCAGGCAAATCCTGGGCCGACGAGATCGTCGAAGACATGGACGACGAAGACGACATGGACATGGACGAAGAGGATGATCGCGCCCGCGCCGCTGGTGAGCGCCCTTACGCGAATGAGCATGCTGCCCGCATTCACGATCCTCGGAAGTACGACAGCTTCCGCCGTCGCAACAATGGCGGTGGCCGTGGCGTTGACTACATCTTCGGCATCAAGGACGACACCAGCGAGATTCAGGCGATCCGCTTCCGCACCCAATTCTTCACTGTGGCAGAAGCGCGGGCATGGCTAAAGCGCAATAACTTCGAGCCGATCCAGTTTGAGCCTGCCACCGAGGATGCGCGCTCTATGCAAGATGGGGGTGAGTTTGATATGATCGCCCGTGAAATGGAGGACGCAGCGATGTCTGAAGAAGAACACATCGAAGAGACCGAGGCCCAAGACGATGATCTTGAGCTTCAGGCCGAGCGTTATTCGCGTGACGGGATCGAAACCCGTGCGATGGCATTTGAAGACAAGGTGATCGATAAGGACGCCCGTCGTGTCAAGATTGCCGTATCGTCGGAGGAGCCTGTTGAGCGGTCCTTCGGCATTGAAATTCTCGACCACAAGCCCGGCAGCATCGATCTGTCGTTCTTGAATTCTGGCCGAGCGCCCCTTCTGCTGGATCACGATCCGACCAAGCAGATCGGCGTTGTGGAATCGGTTGCCTTGGATGGCTCGGCACGGCGTCTCCGTGCGACTGTTCGTTTCGGAAGAAACGGGCTTGCCAAAGAGGTTTTCGATGACGTTGACGATGGCATCCGAGCCAACATCTCGGTCGGCTATCAGATCAACAAACTGGACAAGGAGGGCAAGGAAACGTACCGAGCCACTTCTTGGATGCCTATGGAAGTTTCCATCGTTTCTATCCCTGCTGACCGGACAGTCGGCGTTGGTAGATCGGCGGCTGACGACCTGACCACCTCTATCCCTGCAACCCCTATCAAGGAGGCCAAAATGGCTGAATTTGATCTGGACGCGGTCAAGGCCGAAGCTGCCCGTGCCGCTGCCAAAGATGCCGCTGAGATGATCCGTCTCGGCGCATCGCACAACAAGCGTGATCTGGCTGACAAAGCCATTGCTGCTGGCCGTTCTCTCGCGGAATTCCGTGGCGAACTGCTTGAAGCAATCGGCAACAAGCCTCTGGAAACGGCCAACATCGGCCTGACCCAGAAAGAGGTCCGCAAGTTCTCGCTCATGGCTGCGATCCGCGCTATGGCGAACCCGACCGACTTCCGCGCTCAGGAAGAAGCCCGCTTCGAATTCGAAGCCTCGGCTGCTGCACAGCGTGCTGCTGGCGTCGATGCCAAGGGTCTGATGATCCCCGGCGACGTTCTGCGCTCGTGGGCAAAGCGTGACCTGAACACCACTGACGACTCCAGCGTGATCGCGCAGGACTTCCGTGGCGGTGACTTCATCGACGTTCTGCGTAACGCTTCGTCTGTGATGCAGGCTGGCGCGACCATGCTGACGGGCCTCAAGGGCAACGTGGCCATTCCGAAGAAAGCTACCGCCTCGGCGGCTGGCTGGATTTCGACGGAAGGCGGCGCTGCGTCTGAGTCGGAGCCGACCTTCGGTCAGGTCACCATGACCCCGAAGACCCTCGGTGCCTTCACCGACATCACCCGTCTGATGATGATGCAGTCCTCGCCCGATATCGAAGCTCTGGTTCGTGACGACCTGTCGCGTGCCATCGCTCTCGCCATCGACCTCGGCGGCCTGCAAGGTTCGGGTTCCTCGGGCCAGCCCACTGGTGTGAAGAACACCTCGGGCGTCAACAAGCCGACCTCGTTTGCTGCGGCCACCCCGACTTTCGCTGAAGTCGTGGCTCTGGAAACCGCTGTGGCCGAGGACAACGCTCTGCTGGGCAACCTCGCCTACATTCTGCCTGCCAGCATGTACGGCGCGCTGAAGACCACTGCCAAGGCTTCCGGCCAAGGCCTCTTCGTGGTCGAGCAGCCCGGCAACACGATCAACGGCTACCGCGCCATCGTGTCGAACCAGGTCACCTCGGGCGACCTGTTCTTCGGCAACTTCGCGGACCTGCTGATCGGCATGTACGGCGGCCTGGACATCCTGGTCGATCCCTACACTTCGTCCAACACTGGCACCGTGCGTATCCGCGCACTCCAGACGGTCGATGTGGCGGTTCGTCACGCTGTGTCCTTCGCCTACAACAACGACGGCGTCTAATGACACTGAAATGGAATGGGGGCGGTTTCGACCGCCCCCAGCCTCAAAAGGAGGTTAAAATGGCAAACTACCTGATCCTCAAATCCTGCGTTGCAGGCGGCGTTGGTCGCAGCGCTGGCGAGATTGTCGAACTGTCCGAGCAAGAGGGAAAATCTTTGGCTTCGATGGGCCGAGTTCAGGTTGCCCCAGAGCGTGCGGCCCCTGCCGTCTCTGACCGCAGCGTTGGCCTTGAGGCCAGCAATCTGCCTAAACTTTCCAAGCGGGCCAAGAAGGATTAATCATGGCCCTGCCATTCGCCACTGATCTGCTGACCCTGTTCAACGCCAACGAATTCGCTACGCTGGTGACGTACAAGCGCCGTGGCGCTTTGGGTGAAAGCACGTTCAATGGCATCTTCGACAATGAGACTGTTCCTGTTGACGCTGGAGGCTTTGTCTCGGTGCATCAGGAGCAGCCTCGTTTGACTTGCCGCACGATTGATGTCCCAAATATCGCTGAAGAGGATCAAGTGATTGTGTCTTCGGTGACATACACTGTTCGCGCTTGGATTCATGATGGAACTGGCGTGACGGTCTTGCAGTTGGAGCGCAAGTGATGGCTCATGTTCGTCAGCAGGTCAGGGACGCTTTCGTAACTGCGCTGAAGGCTGGTGTGACGCTCGTGACAAAGCGCGTTTACGCCACGCGGGTCTATCCGTTGACGCAGGCTAAATTGCCAGCCATCACGGTCACTGCTGGTGCCGAGACATCCGGCCTGATGACGATGGGCGCGACGATGGGCGTCAAGTCGCTTGATCGCACAGTCGAGATCACGGTTTCGATCTATGAAAATGCCACTGCTTCGCTCGACAGCACGATTGATGCTATCGCGGTGCAGGTTGAAGAGGCCATCGGCGCGGACTTCACGCTAGGTGGCATTGCGAAGGAATCGGTGCTAACATCGACGAGCATCGACTTTTCTGGTGAGACTGAACAGCCTGTTGGCATCGCAACGATGACTTTTGCTGTAAGGTATGTCACCAGTCTAACTGATGTCGAAACAGCCAAATAAAGGAGGCTCCTGCTATGGCTACGCACGCTGGCAGCGAAGGCACCGTCAAAGTCGGAGCCAACGCAATCGCTGAAATTCGGTCGTATTCGATTGAAGAATCGGCTGACACCCTTGAAGACACCTCTATGGGTGATGTTGCGCGGACCTACAAGTCTTCGCTCACCACCTACACCGGGACGATTGACGTTCTGTGGGACGAGACCGATACCACGGGCCAGGGCGCTCTGACCATCGGTGCATCCGTTACGCTGAACCTCTATCCCGAGGGTTCTACCACTGGTGACGTGTACTACACTGGCACCGCCATTGTGACTGGTCGCTCGATTTCGGCGTCTTATGACGGCCTGGTTGAGATGTCGATCAGCGTGCAAGGCACTGGCGCTCTGACGCAAGCGACGGCTTCCTAATGAGCCTGGCGAAGCGCATCGCAGCCAAACGGGCTGACCAGCAGCGTGGCTTCGTCGATGTCGAGGAATGGGGCGAGGGGGAAACTCCTCTTCGCCTCTTCTTCACGTCGGTGAGCGCACGGGACATCGAAAAGGTCCAGCGCAAGTACAAGGACTTTCTGACCAACACCTCTTTGGGGGCAATGGTCGAGATGGTGATTGAAAAGTGCGAGGACGAGAAGGGCGACAAGGCTTTCACTCTGGAAGACAAGCCGATCCTGATGAGTGAGCCTGTCGGCGTGATTGCCAAGGTGTTCGGCGCTGTGTTCAACGCGACGAGCATTGAGGATCACGCAAAAAACTAAGGGCCGACCCATTCAGGCTCAATTTGGTGGCGCTGGCGGACAGGTTGGGCAAGACCATCTCGGAGATTGAGGAAATCTCGCTTGATGAGTATAATGAATGGGTGGCCTACTTCGCCGTCATAAAGGAGCGCGAGGAAAATGAGCGAAAGACTCGTATTTGAGTTGCAGGCCATTGACAATGCGACGGCTCCGCTCCGCAAAGTCAACTCTGAGTTGGAGCGCACTGGCGCTGCGACAAGAAAGCTTGCTGGCCAGTTTGACAGCACAACTGTTGCAACCCGCAAATTTGCAATGGGAGCTTTGCAGCAGGCTGGCTTCCAGATCGGTGACTTCGCTGTTCAGGTCGCCAACGGCACCAACAAAATGCAGGCCTTTGGTCAGCAGGCTCCACAGATTCTACAAATCTTTGGGCCTATCGGCGCGGTCGTTGGCGCTGCTGTCGCCATCTTCGCGGCATTTAGTGTTGCTGTTGATAAGATGTCTTCTTCCTCAAACCGGGCGGCAGAAGCAACAGAATCCCTGAAGAAAAAGCTGCTTGAGTTGAACGCTGTGGCAGCGATGTCAAGGTTTGGAGTGGTCAGCCCAGAAGAGGCGGCAATCCTTGAGAGGATTGATGAACTCACATCGAAAATAGCTGAAACTCAGATCAGGCTCGGTGAAATCAAGCTGTCAAACAGCCTTGAAGATCGCGGCAGGATGCAGTCGGTCATCGCTGAACTTAATGCTTTGGAGCAGCAAAAGGCTGCCCTGTCTGGCGTGCTGGACAACTATAAGAAGGTGACATCAATAAACGGTCAGATGCTTGCTCTTCAGGAGGGTCATTATGCGGCACTGCTTGAAAAGCTGATCCCTTCGGAGAAAGAGCGCCTGGCAATTGCCGAGGACATTCATGCCCAGATGATCGTTATTCAGTCTGCTCAGGCTGAATACATCAAGAGCCAGGACTCTTTTAATAACCGCCTTATTCAAGGTTATGCTCTCTATGGAAATCTGCGCCGTCAGGCTCAGGGTCTAGCGGCTGACGCTGCTGCCGCTGCTCAGGCCGCTGTAGACCCACAGATGTTCAAAACAATTGGCGCATATCAGCTTTATGCAAAGACGATGCTGGCGGCTCCAACGGAAGCTCCAAAAGCCAAGGAGGAGAAATCTTCTGGCGGTGGTGGCGGCGCAACTGATCCTATGAAGACCTTAAGGGAGCAACTTGCCCTTGAGTCCGAATTGCTTGGCAAGACTGAAGCACAGCAGCGCGTCATTCAGGCTCTTGGTCTGGATTACAGGAAATATGGTGACGAAGCCTTCCAGAGCTTGGTCGGTCAGATCACCAAAATGGATGAGTTGAATAGACTGGCCGAGCAACAGAGGGCCATCGCCTCCACAATCCGTGAATCGTTCTCCAACGCATTCATGTCGATGGTCGATGGCACCAAGTCGGTCAAGGATGCCTTCCGCGAGATGGCCCGCAACATTATCATGAAGCTCTATGAGGTTCTGGTTGTCCAGCAAATGGTCAACGGCATCATGGGGTTTGTCGGAAAGGCTTTTCCGGCTCTGTCACCATTTATCAATACCGCAGCTATGGGCGGCCCAGTCACAGGCGGCAAGCCAGTCTTGGTCGGCGAGCGTGGGCCTGAACTGATGGTGCCATCGCGCAACGCGCAGGTGATCCCGAACAATCAACTGGGCGGCGGCGGTGTTACCATCGTGCAGAACATCAACGTCTCCACTGGAGTGCAGCAAACCGTCCGCGCCGAGATCAAGTCGCTGATGCCGCAGATCGCTGACAGCGCCAAAGCCGCAGTCTTGGATGCCAAGCGGCGCGGTGGCTCATATGGGGGAGCATTTGCATAATGGCCATCAGCTATCCACTCGCGCTGCCGACGCACACTGGCATCAGGGCTATTGAGCTTCGGGCGCTCAATGCGGTCGCATACTCAAGAAGCCCGTTCACATTCTCTGGCCAGGTTTTTGCCTATGCCGGGCAGATGTGGCAGGCCGAGGTCAGCCTTCCGCCTATGAAGCGGGCAGACGCGGAGCAGTGGGTTGCGTGGCTTATGAGCCTGCGCGGCCAGTTCGGCACCTTCCTATTGGGCGATCCCATCGGAGGCACCCCACGCGGCACATCGACGGCGGCAACGATCAGCGGATCGGCTGGGTCAAGCAGCGTCACGGTGGCAATGTCTGGCACTTTGCTCGCTGGCGATTATCTGCAGCTCGGCTCTGGAGCCTCCGCAACACTTCACAAGGTTCTGCAAGACAAGACCGGGAGTGGAACCTTGGAAATCTGGCCTGCGCTTCGGACGGCTCAATCACTCGCCACTGCGACACTGAGCAATGCAAAGGGCAGGTTCCGCCTGTCTTCAAATGAGCAGTCTTGGTCGATAAACGAGGCCAGCATCTACGGCGTCACGTTTGGCGCGATGGAGGCTCTTTAATGTCAAGAAGCGTACCAGCGGCCATTCTGAGCGCGCTACAGGGTGAAGCTGTAGAGCCTTTTTACGCGATTGAAGCCCAGTTCTCTGGGGGAACTGTTAGGCTTTGGACTGGTTATGGAAACCGAACCATTGAGGGAAACACATATTCCGGCGCGGGGAGCCTTTTGAGCATCAGCGGGCTGGATGAGATTTCTGATCTATCGGCTAAATCAATCACGGTCACATTATCTGGGATCGACGAGACGATCCTCGGTCTGGCATTGAGCGAGCCTTACCAGAGACGCAAACTGCGTGTGCTGTTTGGCGTAATGGGCAGTAGCACATCTGTTGAATTGTTTGCTGGTCTCATGAACACCATGACAATTGAGGATGCTGGTGAAACCAGCACTATTTCTGTTTTGGTTGACAGCAAGCTGGTTGAACTTGAGCGTGCCAGCAACCGTAGATACACCAGCGAGAGCCAGAAATCTCGTTATCCTGGAGACACATTCTTTGACTATGTGTCAAAGCTACAGGACAGGCAGTTGGTATGGGGCCGAGCGAGCGACTGAACGACTATATAAGATCGGTCAGACGTGTTCCTTTTCTTTGGGGGCGACATGACTGCCTGATCTTCAGCAACGCTGCCTTCAGCGCCTTTCACGGCTTTGGATATGCTGACGACTGGATCGGTGAATACATGAGCGGCGACGATCCGATGCGGCCATCAGCCCTGCGTCAGAAGTTTAAGGCGAAGAGCTTTGACGAAGCCATCGCTGGCAGGCTTGATGAGATCACGCATGTGCCGCCAAGGGGCGCGCTAGTGGCGACCAAGATGGCAGACCGCTGGGCTATAGGCTATGCTTTAGGCATCAGTGTGGGGACAAAGGCAGCATTTCTTTCCAAAGCTGGTGTGGTATACTTCCCACTGGACAACGTGGTCAAATCTTGGGTTCCACGATGAAGAACACGCCATTCAACGTCATGAGAGGTCTCGACGGATGCCGCAGGTCTTAATCCCAGCGATTTCAGGCGCGATTGGTGTTAGCACATTTGTCGCCACTGCGATTTACTATATCGGATCAACTGTCATCACGTCTTGGGCAATGCGTGCGCTTGCTCCCAAGCCAGACTTTGGCTCACTAGGCTCTCAGGGCATCCTTGTAAACACCAGGGAGCCTGCCGCCGCACATCAGTTTGTGTATGGTGAGGTTCGCAAGGGCGGGACGATCACTTATCTTGAAACGACTGGAGAAACAAATGAATACCTGCATGTCATTATCGCTCTTGCGGGCCATCCAGTTCATCAGATTGGCGACATCCTGATCGACGACCAGGTTGTGACGTGGAATTCCACCACAGGCAACATTACGAACGCATTTCTTGACAAAGACAACAACCCGACCATTCGCATCCGCAAATACGACGGCACGCAAGTGTCAGCGCCTGCCGAATTGCTGGCTGAAAGCGAATTAATTGGTCCCGATGAACTGACATCCAACTTTATCGGGAATGGCATTGCCTATCTTTATGTCCGCATGAAGTATGACCAGAATGCCTACCCCAATGGGATACCTTTGTTCACGGCTGTGGTTAAAGGCAAAAAGGTCTTTGACCCTAGAACCAGCACCACGGCATGGAGCGACAACGCGGCTCTGTGCATCCGGGATTATCTGACATCAGCATACGGCTTGGCAGACAGTAGCATTGACGACACGGCGTTCTCCGCCGCCGCGAACATCTCAGATGAGATGGTCACACTTGCAAGCCTTGGAACGGTGAAGAGATACACGATTAACGGGATCCTTACCGCTGACACCCCCCACGGCGAGGGCTTGCGGAAAATGGTCACTGCCTGCGCTGGCGCGCTATTCTGGGGAACCGGGAAGTGGAAGCTGTCCGTTGGTGATTATGTCGCCCCGACAAAAACTCTTACGCTTGACGATCTCCGAGGCCCGATCATCGCGCAAACGCGCAACAATCTGCGCGATCAATTCAATGTGGTTCAGGGAACGTTCATCAACAAGGACGAGCGATGGATTACCCAAGATTACCCGCCAATCATTGGTTCTGCCTTTATTTCGGAGGATGGCGGCATTCAGCAGCCTCTTGATCTAGAGCTTCCTTTTACGACTGACAGCGCAACTGCCCAGCGCCTTGCAAAAATGACCCTGTTCCGTGGACGTGAGCAGGCAACCATTTCTGCTGATTTCGGCATGAACGCATTTGACGTTGAGGTTGGCGAAATCATTGAGCTAACTATCGACCGCTATGGATGGGCGGAAAAGGAGTTTGAAGTCATTGGTTGGCAATTGAAGGCCGACCAGGACGCAGGCGATTTGCGTGTTGCTCTGACGCTGCGTGAGACAAGCGCAGCAGCATTCGAGTGGGATGCCGAAGAAAGTGAAATTATCGGCAGCAACACAAATCTGCCAGACGCTGCCGCTGGCCTGACAGTCAACAATTTGACTGTGTCTGGTGGTGGCCGGACCCAAACTGACGGCACGTTTATTGGCAGCGCAATCCTGAACTGGGATGATGTCAGCAACGTTTTCCTTGACTACTATGAGGTCGAGTGGAAGCCGCTTTCAGACAGCGTCTACAACGCAACAACGACCGAGCAGAGCGGCATTGAACTGTCACCCATCGTGGACGATATCGAATACATCTTCCGTATTCGTGCTGTCACGATTTCTGGCATTAAGGGTCCATATGCGACGATCCAGTTCACTGGCGGCGGAGATGTTACCGCACCTGGGCTGCCGACCAGTTTATCTGCCACCGGGGCTTTCCAATACATCACCATCGCGTGGACCAATCCCGCTGATGCAGACTTCAGCCACGTTGAAATCTGGGAAGCGACCACAAACAATTCTGCCACGGCAACGAGGGTCGGCATCAGTGCTGGAAGCAGTTTCCAGAGGACCAATCTTGGCCTGAACATCACAAGGTGGTATTTCCTCAAGTCGGTCGATTACAGCGGCAATGTGTCGGCCTTTACCTCTGGCGTGTCCGCTACCACCACGTTCATTGATGACGAGGACTTTGCCAACGGGGTTTACTCCCTCTTCACCAGTCAAGGTCTGTATGCGATTGAAGACGTGACTTCGCTGCCACCATCAGGGGCTTTTATTGGCGAAAAGGTCTACAACAGGACGAACGGGAAACTTTACCAGTGGAATGGCACTGCTTGGGTGTTGGTTGTTGCTGCCGTCAATGCACCTGACATCAGCGGACAGCTTGCTACTGCACAGATTGCAGTTGCTGCTATCACGGAAAGCCTGATTGCTGCTGCGGCGATTACAGAAACAAAAATCGCAAATGATGCGATCACTACTCCAAAGATTGCGGCTGGTGCGATTACTGCAAGCGAACTTGCCGCAGGATCGGTAACGGCGACTGCCATCGCAGCAAACTCCATCACATCTGCGGCCATCGTCGCTGGCACAATCCAGGCCAATGATATTGCGACTGGTACGATCACTGCGACACAGATTGCAGGTAATACGATCACTGGTGATAAGATCGTTGCCAATACGATCACTGGCGGTCTGCTGGCCACAAGCGGTATAATCACCAATTCTGCACAGATCAACGACGCGGTTATCTCGAATGCCAAGATTGCCAACCTCGCTGTAGACAGTGCCAAGATTGCAGATTTGACTGTGGGGACAGCGAAGATCGCTAGTCAGGCCGTTATTGGTCAAGCCTATAATGATAGCTTGGCATTTACCGACTTGTACAACAATACGGGAGGCCGCATTGTCGCAGTCATCAATGGATTTGTAAAAACCGAGGCAGCAACTGATTTGCTGTTTTATTTCAGTTACATGACGAGCAGAGCGCCGTCTCAATTCAAAATCTATTACAGCACATCGACAACATACACCGCCAGCGGGACTACAAACGTTGTCACGCCAAGTGGAACTGGGTCGATATACACATACGCCTCCAACAACTTGGGGACTGGCTCTACGTCGCAAATAGCGACAATTATGGTCAACGATTCTTCGCTCGGCTTCAATTTGGGTGCTGGAACCTATAACTTCGCAGTTCACTGCCAGGGTTTCAGTTCGTCAGACACCCAAACCCGCGCACACGCACTCTTGATTCAGGAGATCAAGAAATGATTACGGTCACAATATATGAACTGTCTTCTGGCCAAATCCGTGGCGTTTACAGTGGGCCAGAAAGTTCGGTCGATGCCAATGTTCCAGATGGATGCGGGTATCTGATCGGCTCATATAGTTCTTTGCTATATGAGGTGCGAGACGGAGTACCTGAGAAAAAAAGCCCAGAAGTATTGGCTCAAAACGAAAACCAAATGGCATGGGATGATCTCAGGTCGCGACGTGATTACATGCTGGAGTCAACTGACTGGACGCAGGTTCAAGATGCGCCAGTCGATCATGCGGCTTGGGCCACATATCGGCAGGCACTGCGTGATCTGCCAGCAAATACGGTTGATCCAAGAGACCCGCCGTGGCCTATTCCGCCTGCGTGACACTTGCTGAGTGATATGCTACTCTGCGCTGGCATGTGCAACTTAACCTCTGGAGGGCCATCGAATGGCTACTTTCAACAAAGTGAACGACTTTGTCCAAAATGCCGTTCACAACATGGACCTCGAAAGCGATCAGATCGTTGTCGCGCTGTCCAACACCGCACCAGGCTCTGAATCCAGCAATCCGGCAGCGGATGGCAATGGGGTTCTGGCCAACGTGACCCAGATTTCCTACACCAATCTGTCGTCGCGCAACGTGACCACCACATCTTCCAGCCAGACTGGCGGCACCTATAAGTTGGTGTTGGCAGACATCACGCTGAACTCGACTGGTGGATCGACCGGGCCGTTCCGTTATGTCTACGTCTATGACGACACCGTGACCACCCCGGCTGACCCTCTGATCGGCTATTACGATTACGGTTCGTCGCTGACCCTGAACGACGGCGACTCTCTCACCGTTGACTTCTCGGCTGCCAACGGCGTTCTGCAAATCGCATAAGGTGACTCTGAATGAAGCTCGTCAACCGCGCTAAAATGACCACGGCCACCACTGGCACGGGGACAATCACTTTAGGCTCTGCGGTTGGCGGGTATCAATCCTTCAGCGCCGCAGGTGTCGCCAACGCCGACGTGGTCCGCTACGTCATTGAGGATGGCAGCAACTGGGAGATCGGCACTGGCACATACACATCCAGCGGCACTACGCTCTCTCGCACGCCTTCTGAGAGCAGCAACGCTGGCAGTGCCATCAACCTGAGCGGCGCGGCTGCGGTCTACATTACCGCAATCGCCGCCGACATTGTGCAGCCGGAAACCATCACTGTTGTCGGGACGGTGTCTACGTCAACCTACAACATAGACACCAGCTTGGCGAACATCTTCGACATCACGCTTGGTGCAAACGTGACCTTCACGTTCACCAATCCGCCAGCCAGTGGCTACTCCAAGCCCGTTGTGATAGTATTGCGGCAGGATGGGACCGGGAACCGAACCGCAACATTCACCAACGCAAAATACACCGAGGGTCAGCTTCCCACGCTGTCAACTGGGGCCAGCGATATTGATGTCCTCTCGTTCTTCACCATAGACGCAGGGACATCTTGGTTTGGCACCTTTGCGATGGCAAACGTGTCTTAAGGAAAGGAGCGCAACATGGCACACCGAGCGAACATCAACTTCTACCTATACACCGGGTTCAATGGCTCTGCGCTTCAGTCCTATGAGGCTTTTCAGTACATGAAGGCCAGCGGTGTTGAGTTTTCGCACCTGCATTATGCTGACCCGGTTCAGCATGAGGAAGTCATCCGCTGGGCCAATGAGAATTTTGCCAACACCCCATATGCCGCTGACGTGGTGTCCTTCCCATTTGTGACCTATGACAAGGCATTTGACTTCAAAGACAACCCTCCGCGTGAGACTGTCCTCGTCTATGGCGTCGATGCTATCAAGGCCATTGACTGGGCCGCCTTGGCTGCATTCGAGGGGTAAGTTATGCCCGTAGCAAGCTACAGCTTGTTGAGGAGGACCATCGTTCCGGCGGGGTCCGCCACATTCAACACAAGCGGAACCTTTACGTCGCCTTTCGGAGTGCAGGCTGTGGCTGTCGCTGGCAAGGGTGCGCCGGGAACGCCAGGCAACCCCGGCAACCCCGGCAACAATGGTGCGGCTGGCACTGGGGGCGCTAGGGGTCTTGCTGGAAATTCTGGTAGCCCCGGAAACCCCGGCAACAGGGGTGCTGCTGGCGCGGCTGGTAATGGTGGTGCTGCTGGTAACTTGGGCGCTGGTGGCCCCGGTTCTGGAAACGCTACATTCACTACAAACGCTGGCCCCACTCCTGTCTCAGCGGGGCAAACTGGTACAGCCGCAAGCGGCCCCGGTGGGCCGGGTGGATCCCTTCGGGGCGGCCCGGGCGGAAGTACTCAGACACGTCCTTGGCGAATACTCAACACTGCCCCAGCGGGGACGACAGCACTTTTTATACGTTATGGTGGCAGTGGTGGTGGTGGTGCAAATAACGGAAACCCCGGAGGGTCTGGCAACCCGGGCGGCGCAGGTGGGGCAGGTGCGGCAGGTACAGCGGGTGCTTCCGGCACGGGAAGAACACTTGGAAACGCAGGCAACCCCGGGGGACTGGGTTCATCTGGAAACGCAGGAACTTCTGGTTCGGCAGGCGCTGTATCTACAGCCTTTTCAATAAACTTTTCTGGTGGCGCTGGCGGAAACGGCGGTTCTGGTGGAGGGGGCGGCAATCCCGGGACCGCAGGTAACCCCGGAAACCCCGGAAATAACGGTGCTGGTGGCAACGGTGGAACTGCTGGTGGGACGGGTAACCCTGGAAATCCCGGGACGGCAGGTAACCCCGGAACTGGCGGCGGCGGGGGTGGTGGAAAGGGTGGCGGCCAAATAAATGCTTCCACTGTTCCTTCTGCCCAAATACTTTTTACTTCACCTGCTTCACCCGGCAATGCCGGAACCCCCGGAACTTCGGTTGCTGGAGGAGGAAACGGCGGTGCTGGTGGTGCTGGCGCAACAGGTATTGGTGGCACTGCTGGCGCCGCTGGAAACCCCGGAAATAACGGAACTGCTGGATCAGCAGGAACGGCTGGAGCGCTTGGCAACCCTGGTGGCGCTGGTAACCCAGGAACCGCAGGTGCAAACGGAAATAATGGAACTGCTGGTACTGCGGGGACTGGGGCCACAGCAGGAACCGCTGGAAATCCGGGAAATGCTGCCTCGACAACAAACGCTAATGCGTCCATTGTAATGCGAACATCATATCCTGTGTCTGTCGCCACATCAGGGCAGATTCAGGTTAACTGGAATCGACAATGAGCCATTACATCTTCAAGCCGATGCCATCCAACGGTTACGGCGATCATGCTTTCACAACGTGGGGTGAATCAGTATCAGCCGACGAGATTGCCTCCATAATCAAGCTGGCCGACGAGCGTGAAAAAGCCAGCGCGGTGATCGGGGACGCCAAGCTAGATAAAGAATACAGGTCTTCAAGGGTTTCTTGGCTCGGATATGGTGGGGAGACCGAGTGGCTGTTTGACAGGATCGCATACATTGTTGGCCGTCTGAACACTCAATTCTATGGCTTTGACATTCATGGAATGTGTGAAGACATCCAATTCACCGAATATTATGCATCAGAGAAAGGCCATTACGATTGGCACCAAGACTCTGGTCCAAATACAGTATCACCTCGAAAGCTATCTATTGTCATCCAACTCAGCGATCCTGCTGATTACGACGGTGGAGAGCTTCAAATTATGTCCTCACGCAATCCAACAAATGTTGACAAGCAGCTTGGCTTGGCAACAGTGTTCCCCAGCTTTATGCTTCACAGGGTGACACCAGTCACAAGAGGGACGCGACGTTCTCTTGTCGCATGGATAGCGGGACCAAAATTCAGATGACCATAAAAGCCACGCACACAGACTTTGTTGGCGTTTACGACAACGCCGTGTCTGATGAGTTCTGCGACAACTTGATCGAATATTTCGAGTGGGCGCAGAGGTCGAATAGAACATATGGACGCGATGAGCGGGAAAGCGTCAAAAAGGATGAGTCCTGCAATCTCAACGCAACCAATCAGCAGAGCATCTCCTTCGCCCATCCGAACATCGCTGGCTTCCTGAGTGAGTTCAACTCAGCATTCTGGGACATGTGCTACCCAGATTACATTAGCCGCTATAGTGTGCTTTCTGAATATAGCCAACATACGATCTACACATACAAGATCCAGAAAACTCACCCAGGAGGTGGTTATCATGTGTGGCACAGCGAAGACGGGGATAAACTGCACTCGCAGCGAGTCGGGGTCTACATCCTGTACCTCAACGACGTGCAAGAGGGCGGAGAGACTGAATTCCTATACTTCCACAAGCGAGTCGCACCTAAAAAGGGAAGGCTTGTCATCTTCCCGCCAAACTACCCTTGGGCGCACAGAGGAAACCCACCCCTCTCAGGGGTCAAGTACATCATGACCGGGTGGACAGAGTTTTCCTGATTCTCCTCATATGATATAACCTTGAGCAGGGCTTCCCTTGCGGCGCGACATGGCCCGAAACCCGTGAGGTAAACCATGCTCGGATTCTCGCCTCTGGCAGCAACAACCCTCGCCGATGATGTCGGCGGGGCTTCCTTTATTTTGCAGGCAGATGGCGGCTCGTTCACAGCGACCGGGCAGGCGTCGAATATCAATCTTGCCTATAACGTTCTGGCTGGCCAAGGGGCATTCTCAGTTTCCGGCCAGGATGCTGGCCTCTCCCTCTCTGATACTCTGTTTGCCGATAACGGGTTGTTCAGTCTGTCGGGCCAAGATGCTGCCCTCTCAATAAATTGGGCAATCCAAGCCGACGCCGGGGCTTTCACAGCGACCGGGCAAGATTCCACAATAAATCTGGCATATGCTGCGGTCGCTGGCCAAGGGACATTCTCTCTTTCTGGCCAAGATGCAGGTCTTCTTGTTTCGTCCGTGTTGGCAACAGAAGCTGGCCTTTTCAGCTTGTCTGGACAGGACGCCGCCGTTGGCTTCGCCAGAACCATTGAGGCCGACGCTGGGTCATTTGCTGCATCAGCGCAGGCTGCGGACTTTAGCACTAGCCTCGGCGCAGGCAGCGGGTCGTTCGCCCTAAGCGGCCAGTCGGCGGCATTCTCTACATCGATCCTTTCCCGTGATGGCTCGTTCTCGGTCGCCGGGCAGGACGCCGCTCTCAAACTTGGCATCAATCTTCCCGCTGATGCAGGCTCATATTCACTGTCTGGTCAGGACACCAGCCGGGCGATATCAATGTCGGCTGGCAGCGGCCAGTTCTCTCTCACGCAGCAAGGTTTCAATCTCAGCTTCCTGATGGCTGGCGGAACTGGGGCGTTTGCTCTAACTGGCCAGGATGCTTTCTTTGGCATTCAAATGCTGGCCGGGCAGGCATCCTTCGCGTTGTCGGGGCAGGTCGCCAACACCAACACCAGCATTGCAAGCGGAGCGGGGTCTTTCGCCTTCTCTGGGCAGGCGGCAAACTTCTCCACCGCGACCAAGTTTGAGGTTGATGCTGGTGAATTCGATCTGATCGGTCAAGACGCAGGTCTTGCCAGAAGCTACAGGATTTTTGCCGATCATGCACAATACCTGCTGACGTTCTCTGACGTTGACATCAGGCGGCGTGTCGTCACCGAGGGCGGCGTATTTGCGCTGACTGGGCAGGACAGTAGAATTCTGCTGAACAGAAGGCTGTTCGCGGATCAAGGCAGCTTCTTGGTCGCCGGGCAGGACGTGGATTTCTCCATACTGCTAAACTTCAAGGTCGATCCTGGCGTCTTTGTGCTTTCTGGCCAGCGCGCTGGCTTTGTGAGGTTCTTGAGGATCAATGCGGCTGGTCTGTTCACCCTCGCTGGGCAGAACGTGCAGCTTCTTATCGGTCGCGGGCGGCGTTTTGAGTTCACCACTAAGGTGACGAGCATCGATGTCGTCCAGAACGGTGCCAGCATCACACTATCGCAAGCCGGGCCGAATGCTGTTATGGTCTCGCCAATATACAGCGAGAACGGCATCGAACTATCGCAAGTGGGTCCAAACGCTGCTATAGTTTCGTCAACACACAATGAGGCCGCGTGATGACCTTTTACATCAAACAGAATGATACGGTGCCGTCTTTGCGGGCGACACTGCTCAACGGCAATGGTGGAGTCATCGATCTAGTCTCTGCCACGGTAAGATTTCACATGCGGGCGGTCGGCGGCAACACGGCCAAAGTCAACGCAGCCGCCGTTGTCGTCTCGGCGGCCAATGGCATCGTCCAATACAACTGGATCGCCGCCGACACCAATACTATCGGATCGTATCAGGCTGAGTTTCAGGTGACATACCCTGATGGCACGATTGAGACATTCCCGAGCGACAGCTACATTCCTGTCGAAATCATTGACGACATTGCCTGACGGAGAGCGAGATGGACGTTATTGAATCTGTCATGAAGTGGATCGTGGCTCCAGTGGCTGCTTTCGTCTGGCTCATGCACCTCAAGCAGCAAAGCCATGCCACCGATATTGAGGTCTTGAAGGCGCAAGCGGCGGCCACCACCAAGGCGCATGATCTCGAAATGAAGAACCTTCAGACCTTGATCCAGAAGGTTTTCGACAAGCTGGACAAGATCGAAGAAAGCCTTCGCAAATGAAGATCAACAGAGCAACCGTCGATCTGGTCAAAGAGTTTGAGGGCTTCAGTGCTAAGGCCTATAAATGCCCTGCTGGCATTTGGACCATTGGCTATGGCACCACGGCAGCGGCTGGTGTTGGCATCACGCCAAAAGAAGGCATGACCATCACGCGCAGCGATGCTGAAGGCTATCTGCACGGTGCCTTAGAGAAGTTCGCCGCGCAGATCGAAGATGCCATCACCGCCCCGATCAATGAAAACGAGTTCGGGGCTTTTGTGTCTCTGGCCTACAACATCGGGCCGGGTGCATTCCGCAAGTCATCCGCCCTGCGTCACTTCAATGAGGGTGACAAGGCAAAGGCGGCCAGCGCGCTGCTTCTCTGGAACAAGGCGGGCGGCAAGGTGCTGAAGGGTCTGACGCGCCGCCGTGAGGCCGAGCGCAAGCTGTTTTTGACGCCTGTAGGCGGTGAGTTTGAGGGCCGCACAAGCGTGGCACAATCGACGACCATGCAGGCATCTGCCGTGCAGATCGCCTCCGGCGCTGGCGCTGGCATTGCCGCCGTCGGCGCGCTGGATGGGACTGCACAGATCGTCGCGCTGGTGTTCGCGGGCGTTGTCGTGCTTGCGGCCATGTGGGTCATGCGTGAGCGCCTGAAGAAGTGGGCAGAGGGTGTGAGATGATCTTCGCCCGCCTGAAGCTGTGGGCGATGGGGCTTGGCCTCATCGTGGCCGCGCTGGCAGCAAGCTGGTTTGGCGGCAGAAAGTCGGCCCAGGCTGACGCCAAGCAAGAGGAGCTTGAAGGCTATGTCGAAACGCGAGAGCGCATGGATGAGATTGGCCGCATGTCTGATGCTGACGCTGCCCGTGACTGGCTGCGCGAGCGTGGCAAGCACTGATGCGATCTGCGCCGGGACCGAAGCGGCGCGGACGGAACATGCGGCGGCATTGGCGCACGATGGTGGGCCTCTATCGGTTATCACGGGCGCGCATCTGATCCGCTTGGTTGACGCGGGCTGCGGATATGACACCTAGACAGCAAGAGGCCGTCGAGGCTTACAAGCGGCTCGGGAACGTCACCGCTGCGGCCAAAGAGATCGGCATCAACCGCCGTGATCTTCAGCGCATGCTTGATCGGGCCGGGCATGATGCCGAAACGCGCAAGCAATACACCGTCGATCCCGCCATCGCTGACAGCATGGCAGCCGTCGGCACCAACATGATGCCGTCGCTCGCGTGGGTGAAGGTTCCGGCCAAAGACGATGAGCCGGGCTATTCCGTCATGCTGCGCCCCGAGGGCGAGGCTCCAGAGGCCGTCGCAGAGCGCATAAGAGCGGCTTTGGAGGGCATGGTCCCCGCCGAGCCTGTGGTGGCCCCAGAAAACGTCATGGCCGACCTGTGCGCCGTCTATCCGCTGATGGACGCTCACGTTGGCATGATGGCATGGGGGCGCGAGACGGGCGCGCAGGATTATGATCTGGCGCACGCTGCTAAGGACATGCGGCACGCCTTCTCTAAGGTGTTGGCCATGACGCCAGCGGCGCATCAGGCTGTCCTTCTGATCGGCGGCGACTATTTCCACAGCGATGATACGCGGGCAGAGACGCCAGCCAACCGCCACAAGCTGGACGTGGACGGGCGCTTCTTCAAGGTGCTGGATGTCGGCATCGGGATCATCGCAGAGACCGTCCACCAGCTTTTGCAAAAGCACGCCAGAGTGCTGGTGCGCGTGCTGCGCGGGAACCATGATCCACACAGCAGCATGACGCTGAACTTCGCGCTGGCCGAGCGTTACCGCAACGAGCCTCGGATCACAGTCGAGAAAGAGCCACGCGACCTGTTTATGATGCAGTGGGGCAAGTGCGCGATCTTCGCCCACCACGGCGACCGAGGTAAGCCACAACAGATGGCGCTATACTTGTCTGACATCTGTTCCTTCTGGTCGCAGACGCGCCACCGCCATTACCTGACAGGCCACGTCCACCACGACCAAGCAAAAGACCTTGGGCCGCTGCGGTTTGAGAGCCTGCGTGCTTTCTGTCCGCCTGATGCATATGCCGCTGGCATGGGTTACGGCGCTAGGCGTGCATTGCAGTCTATCACCTTCCACAAGCAGGACGGGCTGGTGCTGCGTGCGCTGGACCCGATTGACCGTGATGAAAGATAAGCTGCCCATCGCATCCTGGCGCGTGACCCGCGACGGTTTGATGGTATCGATCAATCAGTATCACGGCGTGATACCATTCGGCCAATTCGGCGGCTTGGTGCTGGCTTTGGTCAGCAGGATGAAGGATCGTGAGGGGCGCGATGGTGGATGATAAGCCGTAGCGCAGTCTGATCTTCGACCAATACAAAACCGCAGGTTTCGTGTGCGCCCCTCGACGATGTTTTTAGCGGGTCAGCTTAACGCCTGCAACCGCTTTTGGTGCTGGATTTTAGCCAATGCTCTCTCGACTGCCGCCGGGCTGGCCGACCAGATGGCTGGCGTCTTTGGTTTCGGTTTTTCAACCCTCTCCTGCCAGAAGCGGCTGCGCGTTGACGGCATCTGCGGATCGAACTTCGACAGTGCCAGTTCGATCCCGAACCTTTCGCATGCTGCCGCGATGCTGCTCCGATGCATGCCAAAGCGACGGGCCGCCTGAGTTATGTTGAGGCCCAAATCCTTTGCCTCTTGGATCATATCACGGGTTATACGTTTTTTGCCCCACATAGGCATTGTCCTTTATCCTGTTGATCTCTGGTAGATTTTGCTCGGCCATGTATTTCAATAGCTCGAACTGTTCGGTGGTCAGCCACCAAGCTGGGCATTTGACATATCCGGCCAGCCTTAATGCTCTTGCGCCTGGGCTGTTGGAGGGGTCACGCGGCATCGTATTCCTGCCAATTCGTGATTTCAGTTGGCGGCTCCCCGTGCCTAATGGTAATGCCTACGGGCCAGAGTTTCAGGACCAGCAAAAACATATCGCCAAACCTGTATACCTCAATGCCAAAAGCCACGGTGAGGCGCTGCCTGTGCATGTGTATGGTCAGACGTTTCACGGCCTCCCCTCCTCCTTCACATTCGCCCGCAGATACAGCCGCTTCGACCCGGCCCCGCAGGTCGGGCATTTGGTTTCACGGACCAGCTTGCTCAGCTTCTTCACGTCCATCGGGAAGACCGCATCGGTGCTGAAGTCTGTCTTGCAGTCGCCGCATCGGAAGTGCATGCGCTTGTCTAGGTCAGTCATCCTTTCTCTCCCTCAATCTCGGCCTTCATCTCATCAAGCAAGTTCCAGATTATCGCGGCGCGGTTTCTGCGCGTCTTGATCTTACCTTCCTCCAACTGCACGGCAGCCTCGGTGAGCAGCCACGTTGCCTGCGCCAACTTGACCTTCAGGGCTTCGATGCGGTCGGCGGCAATGTCGGCAGAATAGAGGTCCAAGTCCCGCAGCCGCTTGCACAGTTCTTCGTCATTCATGGCAGCATCTCCACTTCAACGGGCATGGTGGTGCATTCCATGCTGTAGTCATAGTCGAGGGCATCGCCCACGGGCACCATCGCCTTCTTGCAGGCGGCTTCGGTCAGGAACGGGATGCCGTAGGTGCTGCCGTCAAGGGGGCCGCCGTGCATCGTGATCCACAGGATTGCGACGTATTCGATCATCTCTCTCTCCCTAGTGCTTCGTTTGCGTGCGATGATCTGCATCGTACACATCCGCACTCGCCCGAAGGCCGAGCGAAATATCCTTGTGGCTCATACCGCTCGTCTTACCGAGGGTGTATATCGTGGCGATCAACTCAGAAATGATCTGTGCCGGGTCGTCCATGAAGACGCTGTAGATCGTCAGCGTGGTGGCGCACAACTCATCCTCGCTCATCTCATCCGGCAGAGCATTTAGCAAAGCCTTCAAATGAGCATCTGTCATATTGTGGCTGAGGCTCATGCTTTGTCTCCCGGCAAATCGAAGCAGGTCAGCCGCACAACGCGCCCGGTTGCGAACAACTCAGAAAGCTTGTTGGCTACGCTTTCGTCCGACATGTTCAGGTCTTCCGCGATCTCTTCGACAGTGGCGCGACCCTGATCCAGATTTTCCAAGATCAACTCTGCCAACGTATCGCGGCGGCCCTGCGGCTGCGGCGGCTGGATCGGCGCATCATCGTGCAATGCAATGCAAAGCCACGGCGTCTTGTCTGGCTGCTGGATGTTAGGGATCAGGCTGGCCATCATCTTCTTGCCGGGCCGCAGATCGGCGTCCAGGGACAGCTTGCTTGGGATAAACACATTCGCCGTCATGTCGTCCGAGCGGACAGCAAAGGCCGTCTTGGTGGCGAGGATGTTGGTGATTACGATTTCAGTCTGTTGCATCTTGGGCTTCCATTGCTGCGAGTTGTTTTTCGGCGTCACGTTTGTAATGAGCGAGGATGCCGATTTCCTCACCCACCCATGCAGGGCGAACCCCGGTTCCATATTTCCTTTCCAAATCTTCGATCTGGCTTTGCCGCAGTTCGATGTAGGCGAGAAGGTCTTGCTTGCTCATCACATGATCCCCAATCTGTCCAAGGCGAAGTATGATTTCTTGTAGCTTTCGATGAGGCGGTCAACGCTGTCGATCTTGTCTTTGAGTTCCGGCGTGGGCCTAGTGTCGTTGTAAATCGTCAACGTCTCGCGGTAATCCCACAGCGCGGTCAGCACGATGTGAGTATCCATTGCTCCAAGTCTGACAGCCATCTCACCACCCCATCCCGTGGCCGATCAGCAGCAGGCCGTAACCCACAGCGAACAGTGCGATGACGGCGAAGGCCTCTGCGATGATTTCTCGGATTTTCATTTGAGCTTCCTTGTTGCTAGTTGATGAACACACCATACAGCCTGGCACGCACCACGCAAGCCAGAAAATGCACTTGACGTAACTTTTTTTAAACCGTAAGCCTACAGCATCGAAACAAGGGAGAGCGCCAATGATGGCTCAAAGTCAAATCAGGCAGTGGTGCGCCAAGGACGGGCGCAAACTCGGCTGGCTCGCCGACAAAGTGCCAGTTGCCAAATCCAGTCTATCCAGGTGGATGACGGGCCGCGTCGTGCCGTCGGCTGTCTACCGCCACCGTCTGGCCGACATCACGGGGATCGAAGATTTGCGGTTTGAAGAAGAGTGGATGACCGAAGGAGCGATAGCATGAACAGGTCGGAAATCCTCGACACCGCGAAAGAATACGTGACCAAGGATCGCGCCAGCACGCACGGCGACGCCGAGGCCAACTTCGGTTTGATCGCCGCGTACTGGTCTGCCCACCTCGGGCGAAACATCAAGCCGCACGATGTTGCGGTGATGATGACCCTGCTGAAGCTGGCCCGCGCCAAGTCTAACCCGGCGCACGCGGACAACTGGGTCGATGGCTGCGGCTATCTGGCTTGCGGTGGCGAGATTGCGGACAAGGAGAAAGACATGCAGGCCAAGATGCTGGTCGGCTTGAGGGGCGAGGCTCTCTGATGGCCCTCTACATCGGGATCGACCCCGGAAAGACGGGAGCCATCGCTGTCATGGACGGTGACGACATGAGCGTGCGCGTTTACGACATGCCCGGCACCATTGAGGAAAAGCGTGCCATCCTGTCAGAGATCGGCAGCGTGCGGTGCGCTTGGATCGAAAAGCCGTTCTTCCCGCGCATGATCGGCATCAAGAACGCCGTCACCATCGCGCAGGCCTACGGCGAGATGAAGGCCTGCCTGTTCTTCGCTGGCGTGCCGACGAATGAAGTGCCGCCAGCCGCATGGAAGAAGCACTTCGGCCTGTCCACGGACAAGGACGCATCAAGAGCATACGCATCAAGCGTGTTCCCGGATCAAGCGCATTTGTGGGCGCGCAAGAAAGACGACGGCAGGGCCGAGGCGGCTCTGATCGCATATTATGGATGGAGGAAGAAATGAGGAAAGACCTAACCAACGAGCAATACCATGCTCACCCGGCTATCTCTTCGTCCGACGTGAAGGCGGTCTACAAAACGTCGCTGGCCCACTGGAAGGGCAAGGTCCGCAAGGAAACCTCGGCCTTCGCGCTGGGCAGCGCCGTCCACGCCCTCGTGCTGGAGCCGGAAAAGAACTTGGTCGTGCGTGGCCCCGAAGATCGCCGAGGCAACAAGTGGAAGGAGGCCAGCTTCGCCGCCGACATTGAGGGCCAAATCCTGCTGCCCGAGGGCGAGTTCGATCTGGCCGCGCGCATCGCCGATGCGGTCAGGGAGCATCACCCTGCCGCCATGTACCTCAACAGCCGCAATCTGGTGGCCGAGGCGAGCTTCTTCGGCATCGACCCAGCCACGGGGGTGGAGATCAAGTGCAGGCCCGACGGCTATCTGCCCGACATCGGCGTGGTGTTTGACTTGAAGACTACCACAGACGCCAGCCCCGAGGGTTTTGCCCGCGAGGTTCGCAAGTACGCATACGACGTGCAGGCTGCCTTCTACCTGCGCGCACTGCGTGCCGCTGGCTATGAGGCGCAGTTCTTCGTCTTCATGGCCGTCGAAAAGGAAGCCCCGCACGCCGTCTGCCTGCACGCCCTCACCGATCGGTATCTGGAGCATGCCGATCAGATCGTGACCCAGACGCTGCAAAAGATCAGCAACGCCATCGCCGTTTCGGACTTCACAACAGGATGGCCACTGATTAACCATATCGATCTGCCGCGCTGGCAGACCGAGACCGCCGACGACGATATCTTCACAGAGACCGTCGATTTCTAAACCGAGCCACAGAGGAGCAAACCAATGGCTATCAATGAAGACTTTCTGAAGGTGGTGGCGACAAACGTCACCATCCAGTTCCCCAAGCTGGGGCAGACGCATCGCTTTAACACCCAGAAAAAAGCCAGCGAACCGTGCGCGCAAACCGCATCGGGCGCGGCATGGTCGGTAAACTTTGAGATGCAGAGGGATCAGGCGAAGCCGATCTATGACCAACTGCGCGCCCACTATGAGGCCAGCAAGCAACGCAACGCCAAGCTGCCGCCTTTCACCAAGGTCTTTGGCATGAAAAAGCTAAAGGATGAGCATGGCAACGAAACAGGCATCGTGCAGTTTGCGGCAAAGCGAAATGGCGTGAGAGGCGATGGCACACTGAACAAGCCGCCAATGGTAATTGATGGGCAAAAGCAGCCGATTGCCGACCTTTCTTTTTGGGGTGGCACCAAAGGCGCTGTACGCGCTTACGCTGTGGCGATTATCGATCCAGAGGGAGTTGGGGGAATTTCACTGCTCCTAGACGCGGTCCAATTGACAGAACCGCCACGTTATGGAGACGGCGGCCTCGATGATTTTGAGATTGTCGAAATGAAGTCTGATCCATTCGAACAGGCCAAGGCTCCATTGACCGACCAGAAGCGCGAGAGCATCAAAGAAGAACTCGGGGATGAGATACCCTGGTGATATAAAAAGAACCCCGGCGTGAGACCAACGCGCCGGGGTTTAGTTGAGGCAGGCGGAACCGAGGGAGGAGCAGGTTCCGTGTGCAGGTGGAGAAACCATGCAGGAGAAACTATAATGCACGCAATATCTGGTGGCAAGCGCGTCGGTGGCCACAATGTCTGACATCCGCTTTTTGACCGCCCCAGGCTCTTTCTACACTCTGATCGACAAGCCAGGCCAAGCCTATCCAGGCATTTCTTGGGCCGAGATCGCCCGCATGGCAGCCTCGCCGCAGGCCAAGGAAAAGGTAGACGCCGACTTCTTCATTCCCTCCACCTACCGCGAACACGATGGCCGCTCCCACGACGCACAGCGTGAGCATGGCGCGTACCGCATGCTGGCCCTCGACATCGACCGGGGCAACCCAAGCCTGGACGACGTGCTGTCCGCCGTAGAGGCCGTTTGCGGGCCTGTGAGCCTGCTGGCCTACTCATCATCCGGCGCAAGCCCAGAGAACCGCAAATGGCGCGTCCTGCTGCCGCTGGCAGGCGTGCTGACCGGGGCCGAGTATGAGGCCGCCCAGACAGCCCTGTTCGATCTGCTCCATGCCAATGGCATCCATCCTGACGGCGCGCTGGCACGCTGCGGCCAACCGATCTATCTGCCCAACGTACCGCTGGCCAAACGCAACCCTGACCTCACCCCGATCTTCTATCAACACCGCGTGATCCGCGCTTCCACACTGCGCCTGGATGCCGCCAGCGCGATCCGGCAAGAGATCG